GTGAAAAGGATGCCTAAAATTCAATATAAAGAAATAGCGTTCAGACAGAAAAGCCTTGACCTGATCAACCTGATCAATGGGGTTGTTACTGAATACAGCAAACAGGGGTATGAACTGACATTAAGACAGGTTTATTACCAGCTTGTGGCCCGTGGTTACATTGAGAACAACGAACGCAGCTATAAGAACATAGGGAACCTGATCAACGATGGCCGTCTGGCCGGTCTGATTGACTGGAACAGTATCACGGACAGAACCCGGAACTTGCGCCACAATTCACACTGGGACAAACCGCAGGACGTGATCTACAGTGCAAAATATTCTTATTTGCTGGATAAATGGGAAGGTCAGCCGAACTATGTTGAAGTATGGGTTGAGAAGGATGCGCTGGTTGATATTGTCGGTCAGGCTTGTCAGCCGATTGACACGCCATATTTCAGCTGTAGGGGCTACACTTCACAGTCAGAAATGTGGACAGCTGCACAGCGTTTCATTTGTCAGAAAAACCGTGACAGCCGGTATATTATCCATTTAGGCGATCATGATCCGTCTGGTATTGACATGACAAGGGACATTCAGGAACGGCTTGAAATGTTCGGCGCAGATGTCTATGTGAAGCGGGTGGCCTTGACCATGAATCAGGTCAATACATACAATCCCCCGCCCAATCCGGCAAAGATTACAGATTCCCGGTGCGGAAAGTACATTGACCAGTACGGTGATGAAAGCTGGGAACTGGACGCACTGGAACCGCAGATGTTGACGAAGCTGATCACAAACGAAGTCACAGCATTGCGTGACGATGCCATATATCAGGCGGTATGTAGGCGTGAAGCTACTGAAAAGCGTGAACTTCAAACGGTGGCTGACAGATACCCAAAAGTGATCAATTTCCTGTCAGTTGAAGGGGATCTGTAATGGAACTTTACCAGCACCAGAAACAGGTGCTTTCCGATACAGAGCGGTTCAACCGTGTGGGCTACTTCCTTGACATGGGGCTGGGGAAAACCTTTGTAGGATCTGAAAAAATGTGGGATCTGAATACGGCGGTGAATCTGCTGATCTGCCAGAAGTCAAAAATAGATGACTGGGTTGACCACTTCACGGAACATTACCCTGACTATAAAGTGTATGACCTGACGAAGAAAACACAGTCAATCATGTTCAGGCGGTACATGGACGGGGAACACATAGCGGATGATGAATCAGTGCTTGGCGTGATCAACTATGAATTGGCTTTCAGGCGTTCATATATAGCCCATATAAGCAATTTTACACTGATGCTTGATGAATCGCAGTATATCCAAAATGAAACGGCTAAACGGTCAAAATTCGTGCTTTCCTTAAAGCCCGAAAATGTGATCCTTCTATCCGGCACACCTACATCCGGGAAATATGAAAAGCTATGGAGCCAGTGCCGGATGCTGGGCTGGAACATAAGCAAGGAAGCGTTCTGGAATACCTACATTGAAACGGAATGGGTTGAAGATATGGACAGCGGCTATAAAAGACAGAATGTGATCGGCTATAAGAATGTGGAACGATTGAAGCACAAACTGGCGCAGCATGGGGCCGTGTTCATGAAAACAGAAGAAGCCTTTGAACTTCCTGACCAGCAGGAAATAACAGTCAGGATTCCTGTTTCCAAAAATTACAGGCGTTTCATGAAGAACAGTTACTTGCAACTGGACGAAGAAACGGAACTTGTGGGCGATACGGTTTTGACAAAGTTTTTATATGCCCGCCAGCTATGCGGTCAGTATTGCCCGGATAAACTGGAGGCCGTGGCTGACCTGATAGCAAGCACGGATGAACGCATTGTGATCTTCTATAACTTTACGGCTGAATATCTTGCACTGGTACAGATTACTGACCAGCTGGGGCGCCCGCAGTCTATAGTGAATGGCAAACAGAAACAGCTTTTGAACTATGAAAATTGCAGTAATTCAGTCACGTTTGTGCAGTATCAGGCTGGGGCTATGGGGTTGAACCTTCAAAAAGCCCATATCACCATATATTTCACGCTTCCATTCGGAAAGGGAAGCTGTGCATTGTGGGAACAGTCAAAGAAACGGACGCACAGGATCGGGCAAGGTCAGAAATGCCTATACTACTACCCTTTATGCAAAGGAAGCATTGAGGAAAAGAACCTGATCAACTTGCGGCTGGGGAAGGAATACAATGAAAAGTTATTTGAAAAAGAACTGGTTTAGCTTCCTAATCGGCTGTATTATCGGGATCCCCTTTTCACTGTATGCCGTAAACCATAGGGAACCAGCACAGATCCCCGTGTGCTATGATCCGGGCCTGTTTGAACAGTTCAGCGTGGAGCCTGAACACCGTGAACCAGCTGAACCAAAAGACACGCCTGAAACCTATGAAGCGCAGCCGGATGACCTTGAATCTGAATATTACTATGACAGTCTGGAACTGCTGGCGTTATGTGTGGAAGCAGAAGCCGGGAATCAGGGGCTATATGGTAAAAAGCTGGTGGTGGATGTCGTTCTGAACAGGGTTGACAGCCCTGACTACCCTGACAATATCCCGGATGTGGTTATGCAGCGGAATCAATTCAGTGTGGTGCTGGATGGTAGGATCTGGATGGGGGAACCGTCAGAAGAAACTTTTGAAGCAATCCGGGAAGAACTGGAACAGCGCACAAACACGGAAATAATTTTCTTTACGTCAGAAGGATATTCACTATATGGGGAACCGTGGGGGAAAATAGGGGATCACTATTTCAGTACAGGAAGGAAGTGAAAAAGATGGTCATTGATATTTTCAACACTGATAAAAAATACAATGTCATTTATGCAGATCCGCCGTGGCGATATGGTGATCGGAAGTGCAACGGTGCTTGTGAGTTCCACTATAACACAATGACCTTGCAGGAAATAAAAGATCTGCCTGTAGCCCGGTTATGTGAAAAAGATTGTGTCCTTTTCTTGTGGGCTACATATCCAATGTTAAGCGAAGCCCTACAGGTAATTGAAGCATGGGGTTTCAAATACAAAAGCATAGGGTTTCAGTGGCTAAAGCTGAACAGATCCGGGAAGGGTTACTTTTTCGGGCTGGGAAGATGGACACGGGGAAATACGGAACCGTGCCTGTTAACGGTCAAGGGAAAACCGTCAAGGCAAAATAACAGCATTTCACAGCTGATTGAATGGCCCATCGGCGCACATTCTGAAAAGCCGCCAGTCACACGGGAAAAAATCAAGGACTTGCTGGGGGGGGATCTGGTAAAGGGAATAGAACTGTTTGCCCGGACTACTGCCGAAGGGTGGGATTGCTGGGGCAATGAAGTTATAGGAATGAAAGAAGAAACTGCCGTAAAAAGGCGAAGGAAAAGGAAGGTGACAAAGAAATGAAAGTTGTATATGTATGTTCCCCATACAGAGGAACGCCGGAAGAAGTGAAGCGCAATTTTGATTATGCGGTGGAACTGACAAAAGAAGCCCTGATGGCCGGCTACTACCCTATCACACCGCATCTGTATATCACGGCTTGTCTGGACGATACGAAGCCGGATGAACGTATGCTTGGAACAGGCGCAGCGCTGGCATTGCTGGAACGGTGTGATGCTGTAATGATCGGCCAGCGGTACGGGATCAGTGAGGGAATGGCTGCTGAAATCATAAAGGCTAACGATATAGGGATCCCGGTATTCTCCCATTCAGAACGGACACTGTTCAGGAAGCTGACGATCCAGTGTGATATGTCAGGCGGCTTTCCCAAAACAACGGTATTCGTGGACAATGAAGCGGTTGACCGCATTGAGGAAATTTCTTTCACGCATGAAGCCGGATGGGATCCTATGCTGACTATGAAACGGATACAGAGGGAAGGTGGAGCTGATGGCACAGGAAAAGAACTTTGAAAACAAGGTCAAGGCCCATTTGAAAGAATCGGGCTGCTGGTTCCTGAAATACTGGGGCGGCGGCGGTTATACAAAGTCCGGGGTTCCTGATCTGCTGGTCTGTTGCAAAGGGCGGTTCATGGGGGTGGAAATAAAGGCCCCAAACGGCAAGCCCACGGATCTACAGATTTACAACTTGCGGAACATTGACAGGGCGGGCGGTCTTGCAGTCCTGCTTTATCCGAAAGATTTTGATATGTTCAAGCGTCTGGTGGAGGATCCAGACAACAAAAAACTGTATGAAGTCCTGAAATCGAAGTGGAAACACTTTGAAAATATAATCAAAGAAAAGGAGAATTAAACAATGGGTAAAAAAAGCGAAGTAACACAGGAACAGGCACAGGTGCAGGAACAGACGGCAAAGAAGCCGGAAGAAAAGCCCGCTGTAAACTATGCGGACATTATCCGGGATGCCCTTATGAAAACAAAGCGTGAGGGCATAGTTGATCTTCTGGACTACATGAATGAGATCGGTTTTCTGGAAGCACCTTGCAGCGGTGGGAACCATCTGGCGAAGAAAGGCGGGCTTGCTGAACATTCCGTGAACGTCCTGACCATTGCGGAAAAGATCGGCGTTTCGCTGCTGGGCGGCGCAAGGTACAATGAAGTTCAGGACAGTGTTGTTATTGCTGCTCTGCTTCACGATTTAGGAAAATGCGGCGATTATGAAAAGCCTATGTATGTTGAAAGCATCCTGAAATCTGGGAAGCAGTCTGACGCAAAGCCCTACAAGCGGAATCCTGAACTGTCTGCCGTTCCCCACGCTGTACGGTCTATCAAGCTGGCCACGCTGTTTATTGACCTGACGGAAGCCGAAGAATGGGCGATCCTTTGCCATGATGGGCTGTACGACTTTATGAAGTATGACCTGAAAGGTAAAGAAACATGGTTACAGATGATCATTCACTGGGCTGATATGTGGGCCAGCCACATTATTGAAGGCGGCGCAGACGAATAAAAATAAAGAAAGTGAGGTATGACAAGATGGCACAGAAAATTTTAATTATGGGGGAATCAGGAACCGGGAAAAGCACCAGCTTACGGAACCTTGATCCCGAAATCACGGCGGTGGTCAATCCCGTAGGGAAGCCGTTACCGTTCAAGTCCAGCAATGGCAAGTTCACCATGCTGAACAATGAAACGAAGTCCAGCAATATCACGGCATGGATGAAAGGTCAGGCGAAAGCCGGGAAGAAGATCCTGATCGTGGATGACTTCCAGTATTTGCTTTCCATTCCCTATATGAACCGCATACATGAAGGGGGCTGGGATAAATGGAATGATTTTGGTGACGATTATTTCAAGCTGATTGACGTTTGCGCTGACCTTCCGGCTGATGTGCGTGTGTATTATCTCTCCCATTGTGAAACGCTGGAAAACGGGATCACCACAATCAAGCTGATCGGTAAGCTGTTAAGGGAGAAAATCACCATTGAAGGGCTGTTCACTATCGTTTTGAGAACGTCCGTTATTGACCAGAAGTATTTCTTCCTGACGCAGAACAGCGGCAAAGACACCGTAAAAAGCCCGATGGGTATGTTCTCCGAATATGCGGTTGAAAATGACCTTGCCTATATTGATGATAAGGTATGCAACTATTATGAGATAGGCAATTACAAGAGCGATGAAGAAATGGCGGCACGGGATCAGGAAGTGGCCGGCGGCATTGAAAAGCCCGATCCGAAAGGGCGCAGGGCAAGAGGTACAGCCGCCCCGAAGGGAGAACGCAAGACACGGGCGCAGGTAGAAGCTGAAAACAATGAAAAGATCGGTGAGTATATGGAACAGGTTGACAAGGCCGTTTCGGAAGCTGCCGGGGATCGTGAAGAAATTCCGTTTGAAGAAGCCGCCGTTGCTGCTGATAAAGTGCCGAAGCCGGATCTGGAAAAGCCGCCCCGCCGCACACGCCGGGAACGTC